GTAGCATAGCTGTACATAATCCAGCTAGTGTTTTGAGAACCGGAACGTGGACCACTGGCAAGACCATATCCTGCACCACCACCGCCTCCGCCGCCGACCATGTTACCGTACCAAGTGTAGTTACCGTCTTCACCGCTGGAAGTCACGTAGTAGTTAACGTTACCACCTTGACCACCCCCGCCTCCGCCACCTGCAATCACGTTATTGTTAGTGATCTTAATAGCAGTTTGAACACGGAGTCCTGGACCACCACTGCCACCTGTACCGTCGACGCCTCCGTTACCACCTTTACCAGCAATAGTTCCATTATTAATCAACGTAACGTCACTGCCAGCTGGCATTGCGCTACCCGTATCAAACGCATAGGAACCAGTACTACCTGATGTTACTTCAATACCACTGTTAATTGTAACCACTGTAATCAATGGATCGGATTGATTCCATCCTGCTGCAACAGCAGCAGAACGTAAGTTATAGTTCTGTGTATTTGAAGCAATAGTCAAATTAGTGACAAACGCATTGGTAGTAACGAAAGTAACAGCATCCGACCAATCAGAGACCTTACCGTTGCTCGAACGGTGCCGCACTCGTACACGATACGTAGTTACAACACTCAAACCAGATGTAACCCAAGATGTCTTGTTCACAGCATCTGAGGTAGCGGTCTTCACAATGTTAGTAAACGCTGCATCGGTCGCCACTTGCCAGTCGGAACTCGCATGGGTACTGTTATCACCTAGCGCTACGAATCCAGTAGAACCAAACGTTGGAGCAGTGGCAACACCTGTTGCATTGTTAGTAGGACTAGCAATCGTAGGTTTGACAGGCGTAGGAACTGCAATAGTGAAGACACTAGTAGCACTCCAAGCACTGTAGTTACCATTACTTGCCTTGTAACGAACCCGGGCATAGTACACAGTTCCATCGACTAAACCGGGAACTGTCCATGCAATCTTGTTAGTAACGTCGTTACTTGTCGAGAAAGCAAGGCTTGCAAATGTGGAACTCGTAGAGATCTGCCAGTCAGATGCTGCGTGTGTTGCCAAGTCACCAAATTCAACAAAAGCACTAGAAGTGAAGTTGTACGATGTTGTCAGTACGTTAGCGTTAGTGACTGGGCTAGTAATCCGAGGTGTCTCGGGAGCTGGAAGTTCAATACTGAAATCAAACGTACGACCGTTCACAGTAAATGTGTGGTTACCCAATACTGCGTTACCGATATAGGTAATGATTTCACCGTTACGAGAGATAGAACCGTTAGATGCGCTAACCGTATAGTTCTTGAAACTATCGTAGTCAGTGATCGTGAATGTAACGGTAGCATTGGCAATCATCCGAAATGTACCTGTCACGTTTACCGCATTACCAGCGATACCGTCAGGTAACAGGGAAGTCAACACTTTATTAGTATTGTCAAGACCAGCTACACCGTTAGCTCGGTTACGTTCTGCGTATCCAACAATCCCCAGAGCTGCTGGGATTTCAGCAACCTTAGCAACACCTGTGCCGCCGTTGGCCCTTGGAAGAACTAAATCCTCATAGTCAACCGTAGGGGCGCCAATAGTACGACTCATAAAAACTCCTTAGTTAACAATATAGAGACGGCTACGCATGTAGCCGTCTCTTTGTGGTTTATGTACGATAACCTGCAAGTTCTAAGAGGAACCCACGGCTATGGTAGAAAGGATTAGATGACAGAAGGTTATCTGTAATCGTTTGTCCTGTTTTAGTAGCCTGTTGACTTACTACGTAGTTACGAAGATAGCTATCCTGAACTGACACAGACCAATGACCGTCTTCATACGTTTTCCAATATTCTGCTACCTTACCGTAATTCACGATAAGCGGATAAACGGGATCTTGGTAACTGGTAAACATACCAGGTAACGAACTATGACGGATATGAATCTTATTACATACAAGGTTAGGTGTATCGACAAGCACCAAGAAGCTTTGACTCAAAGTCATGTAGTTCTTAATAGTGTCATCTGCTAGCATTTCATCTAGACTATAGACATTGTCACCTAACGTGTTCTTAGTAAGTTCTAATTTACTAAGATCCATGTATTTCATAGATTCCAAGAGGCGCTCTTTGTATTGGATACGGTTGATATCCAGAGTGAACCCCTTCTCACCACTTCTCCAGAAGACACCTTCTTGAGGAAGAATCATGTATCCACCTAGGATCAGGATGTAGCTCTTGTTATCCAGATTCTCTTCAACACTGATATTGATCTTATCCCGCAGCGTAGTTCCGACAGTTACAGGTGTAATCAGTGAGGGATCCAAACGAATCTTAGTGAGTTTACCCACATCTAAGAAACTCAAGATGCCCAAATGGTTAATCGCACTATGGCGCATCGTAATGGCGCCGTCAAAGACATAAGCTGCTTTACTAGTGGCGCCTGTCCAATGGTAGTAACCGTTCACCGATACCAAACAATAGTCCTGGATCAAATCCATGTTAGTACTGTAGTCAGGGCGTGTGATCTCCAAATCAACCAAAGAAGAACTAGGGTATCCTTCTGGAATCGTAAAACCAGAGATCGTGGGTTTGATTTTGTAACCGACACGCACTGCATCGCTATACTTAGCGTACTTAACTTCACTGTTAGGCAGAGTTGCAACGGTAGGTAAAGTAGTACTACCTAATGTAATCAGTAAATTATCTAGGGTATCTGCGTAACTGCCGTACAAAGGACGCAAAACGTCCATGTCTACAAAAACAGGTTCAACCAATGCGTCATTACGCAGAACAAGGTAGACTTTTGTATAGTTTTGAAAAATATCAAACACCAATTGATCGTGAAGGTCAACCTGTGTCCACTGTGATCCTATGCTTCGTGAGAGCGCAAGTGCTCTTTCGTATGTATACACTTGGTATTCCTTTACGTGATACTATGAGCTGACAACCCTGAATATAGGATTGTCATAATACTCCACCTTGATGAAACAAGGCTGAGCAGACAAACAACTTGGTAACAAGGAATCTCATGCCGTCTTCTTACCCTTTAGACACCACTGGACTTTCACCAGGAAACCTGGTTTCCAATGAAATCCATACATTGACAGAGATAAATACTGCACCTTACCGCATACTTATCCCTACCTTTGCTCCATTTTATCTGGACAATTTCACTCTTACACACATTAGTTCTACTGGTGTAAGTACGAACCTGATTGCTGATTCTGACTTCTACTTGTGCTTACCGTACATTGGTGCGAGTCGCTCTATCGGTAAGTTCGTGTATGGTGGTATCACTATTAATGACAGTATCATCAATGGTACTGTCAAAGTCACCTACCAAACTATCGGCGGCGACTGGACAGCAGATGCAGCGTATGTCCGTGAACGTTTGATTGAGAAGGTCTATAACCCTCGTCTGACCATTTGGGACATCGTAACTGACAAGCCAGATCAGTTCCCACCAACTGCACACGCTCAACCTGCTGACACTATCTATGGTCAACAGGAACTGATTGCATCTTTGGACCGTATTGCAGCACAGATTACAGCAGGTGCTTTAGCTCCTAGCAATAACGCAATGTCGGCTGCATTGCACCCTGCACGTAAAGATAACCCTCACGAGGTTACCAAAGCGCAGGTAGGTTTAGGCGACGTAGAGAACTTGCCGTTGGCTACTCCTGACGATATCACTAACCGTAACCACGTTCCCAAGTATGTGACACTTGGTCAGGTCATGGACCTTGAACAAAACCGTATGTTTACGAAAGCAGACATCGGTTTAGGTAACGTAGATAACACCAGTGATGCCGATAAGCCTGTGAGTACCGCTCAGCAGACGGCTATCTTCGATGCACGTAACGTAGCGATCACAACTGCTGCCTCTGATGCAACTACAAAAGCTGCCACTGCTCAAGCGGCTGCTATTGCTGCTGCTGCCTCGGACGCTACTGCTAAAGCCAATGCTGCTGAAAACGCTGCAAAGACTGCCAGTACTCCAGCTGCGCACATTGGCTCGACTGGTATTGCTCACGGTAACGCAAGTGTAACAGTAGCTGGCTTTATGTCTGCTGCGGACAAAGCAAAGCTAGATGGTATCTCTGGTAACAACAGTGGCGATCAGACGACGATCACAGGTAACGCTGGAACTGCCAGTAAGCTTCAGAATGCACGTACGATCACTGCAACTGGCGACGCTGCTTGGGTAACTACCTTTGATGGCTCTACCGACGTATCTGCTACCCTTACACTGAGTAACACTGGTGTTGCATCTGGCACTTACACTAAAGTAACAGTGGATGCTAAGGGTCGTGTAGTTGGTAACTCAACTCTAGCTGCCGCTGACATTCCTGTTTTGGATGCTGCAAAGATCACTACAGGTATCCTTACACGGGATACATCGGGTAATTCTGCAACTGCCACTAAGTTATTGACTACTCGCAGTATCTCTTTGACAGGAGATGGCTCTTGGAGTATTAACTTCGATGGCTCGCTCAACGCTAGTAGTGTCTTTACGTTAGCCGATACTGGTGTATCACCTGGCCAGTTCACTAAAGTAACCGTAGACTCTAAGGGTCGTGTTACTTCTGCGACCAACGTGACACCTGCGGATATCCCTGCATTGGATGCCAGTAAGATTACCACAGGTACTCTGTCTGTTCCTACGTCTGCCAATGCTGCAACTGCTACACGTTTAGCCACACCTCGCACGATTAACGGGGTCACATTTGACGGAAGTGCTAACATTACCCTTAATGCGGTAGATGCTACGGCTCGTATTGCGGTGACTGAGAAGGGTATCCCTAACGGGGTGGCTACTCTGGATGCCACAGGTCTGATTCCTAGCAGTCAACTACCTTCCTATGTTGATGACGTTGTAGAGTTCAATAACTTTGCAGCACTACCATTAACTGGTGAGACATCAAAGATCTACGTGACGACGGATAATAACCGTACGTACCGCTGGACTGGTAGTTCTTACATTGAGATCTCGCCAACCACTGGAACCAGTGATGCAGCAGTCAAGTTAGCAACACCACGCACTATTGCCTTGACTGGCGATGGGACTTGGAACGTTTCGTTTGACGGAAGTACTAATGTTACTAGTAGTTTGACATTGTCAGCTACCGGTGTGGCAGGTGGTACTTACCCTAAGGTTACTGTAGACTCTAAGGGTCGTGTGACTGCTGGTGTTGCTTTGTCAGCTACCGATATCCCGGTGCTTGATGCTAGTAAGATCACAACAGGTACTCTGAGTGTTCCTACAACGGCTAATGCAGGATCTGCGACGAAGCTGGCGGTTGCGCGCACTATCAACGGCGTAGCCTTTGACGGAACGGCTAACATCACGCTCAATGCAGAAGACAGCACTCCTCGGATTGCTGTAACTGAGAAGGGTGTAGCGAATGGCGTGGCATCCTTGGATGCTAACGGTCTTATCCACACTACACAGTTGCCAGCATTCTTAGATGATGTGATTGAAGCTGCATCGTTGGCTGCTTTCCCAGTGACAGGTGCGCAAGGTATCATCTATATCGCGCTAGATACGAACAATACCTATCGTTGGTCTGGAAGTGCTTACATTAGCTTAACTACGCCACCTGTCAAGACACGGTACATGACTGCGGCTTCTCTGTATATCGCTCGCGGTTGATTCATAACTATCTTTTTTCTTTAGGAGTCTTTAATGGCTAACGGTACTTTAGGTAAACAACTCACCACTGCGACTTCTTACGTTACAGTCTACACTGTTCCAGCAACTGCTGAATTTGCAACTGTTACCATCTACGTATGTAACGGCACTGCTAACGATGCAGCTATGCGCATTGCTATCAGCACTGAAGCAACTACACCTCTGGCACAGGACCACGTGGAATATGGCGCTATCGTCCCCGCTAACGGTGGTGTGATGGACCGTACCTGCATTCCATTGTCCCCAGGTGACAAGATCATGGTGTGGTCTGACCGCGCTGGTGTTGCTGTTCGTGTTTCGGGCTTGGAGCAACCTGCTGCTTAATCCATAAACTTAAAGACTACTGTGATCTTTCGGGATCACAGTAGTCTTATTTGTTTTAGTCATCAAGTGGCGGGTATCTATACCCTAAGAATTACTTTTAGGTCGTGTGACCTCTTACTCTAAAGGATACGTCATGAATAGTCGTACATTAAGTCCTCCCACGGCAGAGATGTCAGATATTACGGTAGTGGTCCCCGTTAACAAAGGTGGCGTGGCAGGCGATACCGCAGCACTAGCAGCTGCTGCGCTGAATGCTATCGACCGGGCTAAGATCAATGCGCCGTCTGGTGTTTTGGGCGTTGGAGCAGACGGTAAGATCGGTATTGGATCCCTTCCCTTGTCTTCGATCAATAACGTAACTGTCAAAGGTGTACGTGAACTGGGTGTTAGTGCAACCACTACATTTTTGATCACCAACTTCGATACCAAAACCGTTTACAACGTTAGTGCTACTGTAGGTACCATCTCCTTGGCAGGTAACGTGATTACGTACACTGCACCTGCAACTGCACAAACTGCACAAATTATCATCAATGGTCGTACTATTACTCTTCCTATTGTGGCGTCTCGTCCTAAGGCACCTACCGTCACAGCGTTAGACTTTGGTACTACCGTTACGGTAGGTCTTAACCTGAGTGCTTCTGCTTTTGAGATGATCTCTGGTACAGGTACACATGTAAGCACTGACTGGGAAGTCTCTACAAGTTCTACATTTGCAACCCTGTTCTATACAAGCTACGCTAATACCACTGGTTTAGTGAGTTTGCTGACCAAGGGTTATAACGTTGCAACACAATACTTTGTACGTGCACGTTACCGAGATAACAATGGTCAAGTGGGCTCTTGGAGTCAACCGTACGCTATCACTACAAAGAGTAGCTACAAGCTCAATATTGAGATCGCTACTATTGTAGGATCAGACGCAGCTTTGAACGACTATTATGGTTGTGACATAGCTATTTCTACAGACGGTTCTCGTTTAGTAGTGGGCTCTTATGCTGCTGATGTGAGTGGTACTTCAAATGCAGGTGCCGCCTATATCTACCGTCGTGAGAATCTGAGCTGGGTATTTGAATCTAAGATCGTTGCACCTACCCTTGCTGTTAATGGTTACTTTGGTTTTACAGTAGCAGTGTCGGCAGACGGTACACGGGTTGTTATAGGTTCTTATGGCGCCGGTAGCGCCGCAGGTGCTGTCTATGTTTATTTACGCAGCGGTACAAGCTGGCTATTGGAAGCTACGTTAGTGGTGACTAACGGTCTGTCAAGTGGTGATGCATTCGGTTCTTCTGTGTCAATATCCGCTGACGGTACACGTATCGCATCCGGCGCTTATGCTAAACTAAATGGTTCTTTAGCAGCAGCAGGTGCAGCGTTTACCTTCACGCGTGTGAATACAACTTGGACGCAAGAAGCTAAGTTTACACCTACTGTGCCCGGCGCTAACGATTACTTTGGTAGAACCGTTAACCTCACACCTGATGGTACTCGGCTCTTTGTAGGTGCATATAACCAGACTGTAAGCGGAGTTACAAGCGGTGCAGCTTACTGCTTTTCTCGCTCTGGTACAGTCTGGACTCAAGAAGCTATGTTTGTACCGATTACACCAGAAGTCACTGAACAGTTTGGTTTGACCATGGCGACAGATACTACTGGTATAAGAGTAGCTATCTCTTCTGGACGTAAGACAGTAGGTGGTAAAGCTAATGCAGGTTCGATTGATGTTTACAGCCGAGCTAACACTACATGGACAAAAGAAGCTACTATTGTTTCTTCTGACGTTGCAGCTTCTGATTTCTTCGGTTATGGTTTAGACATGACCGGTGATGGTGCAGTTATTGCAGCAGCATCGTTTGGCGCCGATACAGATGGTTTGACTAATAACGGTGCATACTACATCTTTAAGCGTTCAGCCGCAGTCTGGACTCAAGACCTTAAAGCTACTTCGTCCTACAAAGTTGCGGCTGGTAACTTAGGTGGCGGTGTTGCCATTACTAATGATGGTACCTTCCTTGCTGTGTCGCAAAATGGTAACCCTAACGGTATCCAAAATGCCGGTAGTGTCAGTATTTTTAAGAGTTAACATAAAGGATACCCTTCATGTCACGTGATATTTACACACCTACTCCCGCTATTCGCGGCGTGAAGGTGATTGTTCCTGTTGCTAAGGGAGGTACTGGCGTGGCTAGTGAAGCTACGCTTGCCACTACCCTTGGTATCATTCCTACTAACAAGTTGAATGTCCCTTCCGGTGTTGCAACTTTAGATGGTAACGGTTTCATCAAAAGCAGTCAACTCCCGTTCTCTGCGATGCCCTCGGTTACGATCGATGGTCCTGATGAGATCTTCCCTAATCAAGTTGTTGAGTTCACTATTACCAACTTCGACATCGCAACCACGTACGTGATTACAGTGTCAGCTGGTACTGTGACTAACGTAGGTAAAACGATTACGTTCACTGCGCCTGCGTCCGCACAGTCGATCACTATGACTGTCAATGGTCGCGAGTGTGTGTTCTTAGTGAAGTCGGGAGCCCCTAGTAAACCCAGTATTGTAGCGCCTGTTGCTAACGGCGTGATCGGTGCGGTTACTTATACCTTTACAAGCTCTGCGTTTGTAGGTAACGGTCTGCCGCATGCAACCACAGATTGGCAGGTCTCCACCTTAGCTGACTTCTCCAGTATCGCATTCCAAAGTCTGAATGACGCTACGAATAAGTTATCTTGGAACGTGACTGGTTTGATCGATGGTGTCAGTTACTTTGTTCGAGTGCGTTATGGTGCTTCCAACGGCGCTAACAGTGATTGGAGCGATGCTCGCGCGTTCTCTATTCTTATCCCTGTTCCTGCAACACCTAGTATCACGGCTCCCGGTAACAATGCTACGGACATCTCTCTTACACCTACTTTTACTAGTAGTGCGTTTGGTGTTATGGCCGATAGCAGTACCCATGCAAGCTCCGACTGGCAGGTCGCTACAGACGCAGGCTTCACTAATGTGGTTAAGTCTACGAGTACGGATGCTGCTAATAAGGTAGCTTGGGCAACAAGTGGTCTGACTATTAATACCGCTTACCGTGTACGGGTGCGTCACCGTTCCAGTAATGGTAAAGTGTCTGCTTGGAGTAACGCTGTTACGTTCACAACTATTAACGTATTTGTTTACAATACAACGATCGCTGCTACGACAACTAACTATAACATGCGTTCTGCTGCGATTGCTGCCGGATGGAACCAAGTAGTTCCGTTGCAAATGGGTGTGACGATTGCAGGCGGTGTAGTTGTTGGTTCTACAAGTACAGGTGCCTATGCGTTTGATACCGGTGCCTCTTATCCATCTGGATCTTCATTGGCGTTGATTAACAACGGTTATATCGTAGGTATGGGTGGTAGCGGTGCTGCAGGTGCAAACGCAGTGGGTCAAGGTGGCGGTATAGCGCCTGGTAACGCAGGTGGCACTGGAGGTCCTGCCTTATACGCGCAAACCGCATTATCGGTCACTAATAACGGCACCATCGGTGGCGGCGGCGGAGGTGGAGGAAGCGGCACTAGTGGATTAGGTACTTCCGGTGGTAGCGGTCACCCTGGTGGTGCAGGTGGCGGTGGTGGCGGTGGTGCGGGTTATAACCCTGGCCCAGGAGGAGCAGGTGGTGCAGGTTCTGAATCCGGCGATGGTCCGGGTAGCAGTGGTGGCGCCGGTTCCTTAACAGGCGGCGGTGGCGGTGGCGGACCTGGTGCTTCCGTCTATCTTCCAGGTGGAGCCGGCGGAGCAGGTGGTGCTCTAGGTGCTGGAGGTGGTACCGGCGGCGGTTATAACGATAGCGTTTATAACACCGTTGGTGGTGGTGGTGGCGGTGCAGGTGTTGCTGTTAACGGTAACTCTAACATTACCTGGAACGCTACAGGTACTCGCTTAGGTGCTATTTCTTAACCAAAAGAAAACGTAACAAAGATCATCCAGAAGCCTTATGGGCTTCTGGATGATCTGTTCACTTATATTCCCATAACCTCAGCAATAATCTTTCCAAACTCCGTAAACAGTCCTATAGTTTCTCCTCGACTATTGGACAAATAAACCGCTGTCAGAAGTATACCTACGATAGCGACTGCAACAGTAATGACTGCAATCTTTGTAATCGTAGACTTTAACTTAATCATCTCTCTTGCATTGAACTGCTCGATGCTGCTTAAGTTATCCGTGATATGCTGCTCAGCTTGTAAGACCGAGTTCTTGATGTTGTTCAAACCGGCAGATGGAATATATGCTTGATTAACCAAGACGCCGCTATTGACTTTGTCATCAATAATCAACAATATATTCATAACACCTTTCAAGAACATGCGTCTCTCGGAGGCGGAGAGTTGGTTAAAGATACTATAGACGTTATCATAAATCTTACCATCGTATTGCTCTACAGCAATCGTCTTCATCTTCATGATAACACCAGGTAACGAGCGTTGTTCGTGTTTGACTTCCTCTATTAAGGCTGCATCGATATCTTCTTGTGCTGTAGTAGCCATGTGTATCCCTTTAACTTTGGATCACCGACTGTAAACGCCTCCGGTGATTTCTTGACTAAATTCTTTCCAGATTGCATCGATCTTGATCCGATTCTCATCGGATGCATTGAATGACAAAATACTGTTGCTAGGTGCAAAAGGCAGATGACTGACTTTCAACTGAAGACTAATGTCGCCCACCTCTTTGTGGTTGCTGTCAATGTAATTCAGGATGTTGTCCACTTCTACATCGATCTTACACCACTCAGATACTGATCCATCGCTCTTCGTGTAGATATCGACTTCGTATTCGATATTTGGAATAACGATATCCCGAGCATCATCGCCGCTACCCAACTTCAATGTAACGTTTTCACTAGCAAAGTTATAACGAGTCTTCACTAAACGACGTGATGCAACTGACGCAAAACCATTGAAGAAGTCTTCATCCACTTCTACGGTATGTTCAACGTTAGAATCTAAGCCAGTGCGTTCATCGGGTTTAGTAGGTACCTTAAAGGTAAACAGAAACTCTGTCTTACCGTCTTTAGTAACCTTGCGTACACGACTACGTGTTCCATTCTCAAACTTGGCTTCAAGTTGAATATGGTGCTCTTTACTCTTACATTCTTCCAGACGAGCAGGTTCACCTACTTTAGAGTAGATGACGATCTCAGTTTCGAGCTTTTCTTTAGCGTTGTTATCTTCCACTGCGATAGACAACGTATGTTCCCAAAGACGTGCTAAAATATTCATAATCTTTATTTCACTTGTGAGTCTTCGATGGCTTTGACTTGTTCTTTGTGGAGATCTCGGATCTTCTTGATCTGTGCATTACACAGACGCAAGTCTTTCAAGAGATCAATGCTGAAATCAGTTAAGAGTTTCTCTTTCTCTTTAGCGTTACTATTGATGTAAGTTTCCCGTTGAGGAGGTACGGTAACCTCACAAGGAGTCAACAGGGTATCAGGGATCTTGACAGTACGGATCTCAGTCTTGATCACGACGCGTTCTTGGATCGTTGTACCGCATCCTACTAAGAGTAGTGTAATCAGAACTGTGAAGAGTTTGAAGATATTAAGTTTTGTCATTTTGGTGTTTCCAGGTTTTATACATGTCTTTAAAGATAAGTGTCCAAGCTGCCCAGGGAAAGCCTGCGCATATCACAACAATGATAGTCGTGATCTCTATGACGTCAGCCATTTATGAACTCCCTGTTTTATTAGTAGAACAACCCTCGTTTTGGTTACCTTGACAATAAGCGTCCCAGATACTGGAGATCTGTACTTCACTGATCTCTTTGTCTTTGTCTGCATTCGTTTTAGTAGGGTTATCGTAGATGACCTTGATAACCTTCTCTTTCTTTACCTTGATCTCACTGCTAGACTTCAAGATAAGTTTATCTTCCTTGACCTTCTCAACAATCGCGTTCTCACTGATAGTGCTATTGCGCTCAATGATGTTAGTGTTGATCTGGTTAGTCTTATTGACATCAGCAGCAATCGTTACGTTGTTATTGGCAACGTTTAACTTCTCTTTCAGAACAGCACGGGTCTCATAACCGAAGACGCCTAAGATCCGTTCGTAGTTAGGGATTGCAATCACAGCAATCAAAGCCAAGAAGATAGTAATCAGGATAGCCGCAGGATCAAAGCCTGTCAACTTCTTAATGATCATAGAAAACATGGTATTAACCTTTCTGATTAAATACGGTATAACCAACGGCTATAGCGTCTATTGCGTGTTCACTCAAGGTGTGTATCGGTGTTTGAAGAACATTCATGATTTCAGGAATAGCCATAACACCTGACTTTACCAATTCCTTACCCTTCAATGAATCGTTCTTAACCGCCTTAGTACCTACTAGCTTCTTGACTAACAAAGGAGCTACTGTATGAAACCCGATGTTAGGATTCCATTCTAGAACCGCAGCATATATAACGTTAACAACTTCCAAGAGTGCACCGTATGCCATGGGCATGAAACGATTGTAGAACGGCGCCTCACAGATAACGTGAACGGGACCATAGTACTGTAAGTACCATTGAATAGCTGACTTCAACTTATACAACTTCACAGTGCGCTCTGGTACTATTTCCAAATCTAGACCAGTGTAGTCGGGTAGTTTATCGTTGACGAGTGTAAAAGCCTCTACGGATAGTATTTCTCCTGTTGCGTATGAGACGGTGTAGACAGCAAACCCAAGGTTAGCTAACCCGGGATCGATACCTACAATACGATAGGTAACGTGCTGCTCTGGTATATAAAGAGGCATAGGTTACCTTTTTTCAAACAAGCTCATAACATGATAAGACTCTATAGTTCCTTCACAGGAACTATAGAGTCTCAAACACGTCAAGGTGTAGTAGGTGTCAATTCAAGCAAAGGCTCCAAAGAACCAGTGTCAAGCATCAAGGTAAAGTTTGTATTGATAAACTTCACAGGGATGCTGGTGCTGATAAAGGTACAGATCTGTGTACCGATAGCTTCCGTGTAACCTGCACTAGTTCCATTGAAGTCACCAGTCACAGCACGGTCTACACCAGAGCATACGCCAATCTCAGAGATCACAGCGTAGCTATCGTCACCGTAGATTACGTTACAGACATTCAAGAACTCTTCGATTTCCCAAGAGTCCAAGGTGAAAGGAACCTTTGCAGTAGCTGCAATGTAGTTACCAGTCGTTGTCAGAACGGTATCATCTACAGTAGGTGGTGTAGGGTTCAAGTCACTCAAAGAAGGAGTGTAAGGGACGCTTGTGGTAACACCGTTAGTGACTGTACGCAATTCCAGTTGAGGACTGGTTTGATCCAAGTCCAAAACCTTCATGTAATAAGCCACGTAGGTAGTTCCGTCTTGCGTAATGTAACGACGAAGACGATACTTGCTACGACGAGCAGCATCCAGATCGTTGTTAGGCAAACGCAGCACGAAAGGCAAATGGTTGTACAATGCAGCGTGACGTGGTTCATGTTGAACCGCTTTCAAGCGACTGATACCATTCACACCTTGGACGACCTTGGTGCCGCCGTTACCAATAGTCACATACTTCATGCTAACAACGTCAGTGTCAGCAATCGCAGTAGCTTCTTGGATCTCAAACTTCTGGTTCAAAGAAGTGTTAGGCTTGATCACGACTGGTTTACCGAGCAACTGAGCAGTCTGAAGCGCAGCTCCATGTACGGTACGTACAAATTCTTGCATAAACTTTCCTTCAATTGTAAATAGATTTTATCGAATTCTTCTGTTCATCCGATAAAGCATCAAATAGTTCTTTACCTATGAAACCTGCTTGCGCAGATACCGCAGGGTCGTAACCCGGATACGTTGCACTCAGATAGCTAGGACTCAATGGTAAATCACTGTTGAGTGTCCAAGAATACTCTTGAGTTACCGCTACGACGTTCTTCACCGTGACGTTCTTAGTGATAGAGCATTCGCTACCTAAGAACTCTACAGGAGTCGTGTCCATGAAACCACTTGTGTTAATAGAACCTTTGGTATTGTTAACACGGTTATTGATTTCAACCCAAAGATAAGCTTCAGCAGTTGCCAGTTCCTTACTATGTCTTGCAGCTTGCCAATTGAGTAGACGGATCTTACTGTCATTGATTTGCCGGATGAACTGTACGGTATAGCTACTTAAGTGAGACAGAAGCTCAATCAAGTTCTTCTGGATATTCTTCAGTAACTTAGTTTCATCCACTACGTAACCAGTAGCAGCGGAGAAGACGTTAGTCAACAACTCTTGCGCTTGACTATAGGTGTAGTCATAAGTAGGAAGGTTATTCACTACCAACCATGTTTCAATGTCAGATCCATTGTTACTAGGGGTAACGACCTTATCACCGTACAGTTTCAGGATAAATCCCTCTAAGGTTCCACGTTCCTTCAAGTCATGGGTATTACCCAATGTCACCCAGTGACGTAAGCTTTCCTCGTACAAGGTATGTGCTAACGTAAAGAATGACTTGGAAGAGTTACATTGAACGATCTGAGGTTGACGATTCCACAGAGCAACAGCGCTAGCTCGTGCACCTGTGCTCTTGATGTCGATTCCTTTTAAGAGTTCCGTCAAGGCAGGTTTCTGAGGAAGTCTAAACTTCTCAATGTAGACAGGCGCTACGTAGTTGTACTCAATCCCAATCGACTTCAAGTAGATGTAATTGAAGTAAATCAATGCATCCTTCGTATACAGTGTACGGAACTCACTGGTCTTAGGATCTTTGAACGTAACCACAACGTTATACAAACCATGCGTCGCCATATAAGACCATTGACGCATCAGTACTGATTCTAAAGGATCGGGTACCGCATCACTATAGTCAATCATGTTAGATTCAAGATCTTTCGTCTGAATCACCGATGAAGGTGATGTCTTAAACTTCAGATCATCGACATCGGCTTTAGCTAGGTGATACCGTGCATTGCCACCTACCAAAGCATCTTCCTTGGTATACAGTTGTTCAGTAGTGACGTAGTCTTTCTCAGCAATGTTATACTGACTGTTGATAGCCTTACGTCGTGCACGGATAAGCGGGTAGTGCTTATCATCGAAACTGTTCAAATGGCGGATACTATATTCTGCAATAGGGATCTGGCGATCCGTGAGAATACGGTCAATCAACAACTCAAAGATTGTACTCTTGCCAACGTTGCGTTCAATGTACTGGATGTTACGGTACAAGAACAAAGCCTGTTTCAACGTCATATAGGGAAGATACTTATCTAAACCGCCATGACTTGCAAGGTATTGCCGGATATGAAAACTGTGAGCTTCCGGTGTTTTACAACGAAGAAGACGTAAGTTCAAGATCTTAGGAAGAATTGCCAAGTACAACTGAGCATGGTAACTGGTATTGTACAAGGTATCCACAAGACCGTAAGCTTGAACGTTCCAACGAATCAAGTGTCGTTGAATGAACCCTTCCAGATCCTTAATGAGGGTTTGCTCTTGTTCTTCTACTAACTCACTAGGATACCCAAGGATAGCGCCATCCTTGGCAGTAACTGCATTGTCAATATCCACAGGGTTCAAGATCCCTTTGATCAAGATCACTTGTTCTGGATACTTATTGACGAGACTATAGAAGAAACGACTTGTACTATCCCGGTATGCTTCCATGGTAGCAGTGTGGGTAGTCAAGTTCTCAACCGTGAAGTTAATTTCCTCGAGAGTATCTAATGATGTGACCGTCATCATCGTGTCAGTAGTATGATACTGACCGCTGATGTTACGATAGTATTTCCACGACCGTGGAATACCCTGATCGACACTACTTTGTCCGTATAGCTGTATCAAACGATTGTTAATCGTGACAGCACTTGTTTCGGATTTGATGCAAAGCAATTTTGCTAGTGCAATATTCGAATTAAGATACGACTGGACAAAGCTATTACCGTAAGAAGGTTGCATAGCTATGGAAAATAATGACAGTTTAAAGAAAGTCGTTCAAGGTCTGAATAAGGGTAAAGCATACCCGGCTATGAAGCTTGTTCAAAATAACCCTGAGACTGCGGCAATGATAAGTAAGCTTATCACGCCAAAGACCCGAGGCGACTTTGATATTCAGAAGAAGAACGCTGAGAATAGTCTTAACCGGAGTCAACTCCAAGCAATTTCAGACTCCACAAAGTCCCGTATCCTCGACAACGAGGATATCACGAATGTTTTCCCTGACATTGAACTCGCTATTCAGGTATTGATTAGCTCGATTTTGTCACCAAAGGATATGGTGAAGACGGATTTAATATACAAGTCCAAAGAACCGTTCCTCCCCTCTGAACTTTTACTGAAATTGTCAGAGGTTGTGAAGTCACACATCGAAGGTCACTATGGTGTCGTAGGTGATCTTCAAGAGATTTTGCGTGACACACTGTTTAATACAGGCAGTTACATCAAGGCAGTTATTCCTGAGTCCGTAGTGGACGAGGTGATTAACCATAACGAGGTTATCTCTACTGAATCCTTAGTTGATATCTTTGATGGTAAGACTGTGGAGGGTAAAGACAAGATTCGTACCCTAGGTATCCTAGGTGGTCCTGGTAAACGCGAGACTACAACCATCAGTGCTTTGGAATCTTTCCTCAGTACTTCTGGACCTACCGTTGCCATAGAGTCTCGTCTCATGGTGACGGATGATAAAGGGACAGCCTTTGGTACTCACGTAGAAGTGACTGATAACATTCAGCTCTTGAAACTCCCTAAGGTTGTAGAGCGCGCTGTTAAACAGAACATCCAACGTAAGATCCATAATGGTAAAGTTGCTGCTATGGAAGCTTTCGGTGGCGACAAGAAGATCACGGCTAAAGACTTACGTCAACTCTCCTACAAAGACCAACGCACCACAAGCCGTACCTTTGTAGTACTGACTGACGGTAAGAACGGTAAACGTAAGAGTATTGGCCGTCCTTTGGTTCTGCGACTCCCTTCTGAAGCAGTTATTCCAGTCTACATTCCCGGTGACGAGAAGAAACACATTGGTTACTTTGTGCTAGTGGACGTAGATGGTAACCCTGTGAGTCGTAACAGTACGGATACTTCCCAGGAAGCTATGTCAGGTCTTGCAGGTTTGAGTCAGCGTAATGGTAACCCAACAGGTCAAGGTCAGAGTATGTCTAGCTATTTGCTTAGCAAAGCAAAGGCTAACCTAGCTAACCAAGACTCTGCACCTACCATTGACCACATGACGCAGGTCTATACGTCTATCGTAGAAAATAACTTGATGGAGCGTCTCTCCAACGGTATCTATGGTAACAACGTGAAGATTTCTAATAACGAAGAAGTCTACCGGATCATGCTGTCTCGCTCGTTAGCTTCTAAGTTCACACGGTTGATCTATATCCCAAGCGAGTTAACCACGTACTTTGCATTTAACCACTATCCTAACGGTGTGGGTAAGTCGTACCTTGACAGCGTGAAGAACCTCACATCCTTGCGGGCTATTCTTCTGTTCTCTAAGGTGATGGCTCAGGTTAAGAGCGCCATTTCCTTGACCCACGTTGGAATGACATTGGATCCTAACGATCCTGATCCACAGAAGACGATTGAGATTGCTCAGCATGAAGTACTCAAGATGCGTCAACAGTATTTCCCGCTGGGGATCAACTCTTCTGCTGACTTGGTGAACTGGATCCAACGTGCTGGTTTGGAGTTCTCTTTTGAAGGTCACCCTGGTCTTCCTCAGACTAAGTTTGACTTTGAGACAAAGAACCTTCAGCGTGAAGTGCCGGATAGCGAGTTAGATGAACTCTTGCGTAAACAGACCTACATGGCTTTTGGCTTGACACCTGAAGTAGTGGACGAAGGCTTTAATGCTGAGTTTGCGACTACGGTAGTGGCTAACAACATTCTTCTCTCTAAACGTGTGGTTCAGTTGCAGAGTATCTTTACTCCACAACTCTCGGACTATATTCGTAAGGTGATCGGTAACGACCAATACGCTCTTGAAGAACTCTCGGACGTTCTGAAAGAGAACAAAGGTCTCATTGAGAAATCATTGACCGATGAAGAGAAGGCTGAATACGATGCGAATAACGATGTCTTTATTCGTAATGTCATTGAACGTTTCTTGGAAAACATGCAAGTGGATCTGCCACAACCGGACATTACCGCACTGGCAAGTCAGTCTGAAGCTTTTAACCAATACGAAGAAGCATTGGAGAAAGCATTGGATAGCTGGATCAGTACTTCGTTCATGACGTCTGATCTTGCTGGTGATATCAATTCAAACATCGATAGTATCAAGGCCGTGCTTAAGGCACACTTCTTACGTCGTTGGATGGCTGATAACGGTTATATGGCTGAACTCAACGATATCGTAACAGCGGATGAAGATGGCAAACCTACCATTGACATCTTTGATATGAATCGTAACCATATGGACGGATTGATTCGTAGCTGTGCTAAGTTCTTGGAAAGCCTGCAACCTATGGTACAGGCTGGTAACAAAGACTTGCAAACCTTAGGTATCCAAGAAGGAGATAGCTCTAGCTCGTCTAGTTCTGACTCTGGAAGTGATGACTTCGGTGGTGGTGACGATGGATTCGGAGATCTTGGAGGAGGTGATGACGGTATGGGTGACTTAGGCGGTGACGACGCATCTCCACCTGAGGATACTACTGGCACTGACGATACCAAGACGGACGATGCTCCGCCTGCTGATGCTTAATTTGTAGAAAAAAAAACATACTAGAATACCAGGTACCGTTAAGGTACCTAGTCTTCTTTTTTGTTAGCTACGTTCCCAGATAGCCTTAGCCCAACGTACCTGGCGGTCAATCGCCATTCCCAAAACGAGTATCACAAACGCGCCCAACAACACTACTTGTGTAGTGCTCACAGTACGCATTGGCAGTATGTCGAACCAGCCAATTACGGCTGTGGTTCCCAATACCAGGAACAAAACGTTAACAGCCATCCAAATAACCCAAGACTTTGTGTTCATATTGTCTCTCCAAAATAGACACGTTACAAAGATACGACATGTATCCTCAGTTTAAGTATATATGACTGAAATTTTTTATAAGGTCTTTTAGTTCAATTCTATGAAAAGGAAGGGATATAACCTATGTCAGCAACATTACGAATTGTACGTGTTAACCAACTGCCTAACCCAGTTAGTCGTAACACGTTGTACCTTGTAGATACACCGAACCCTATCGTATTCGATATCTACCTTAGTTCCGCAGACGGTCAGCTCGTAGAACATAGTTATTCTGCAGCTGATGTCTTAGCTCTGATTGAAACCTTAAAGAATGTACCTAATGGAATTGTAGGCTTGGATGGATCAGGTCTCATTCCAAGTAACGTCTTGCCGTCTTTTGTCGATGACGTTATCGAGTACCCTAACGTTGAGAACTTCCCAGTAACCGGTCAAAGCGGTAAGATCTATATCGCTACTGTCACTAACCGGGTCTATCGTTGGTCTGGATCTGCGTATTTTGAAGTCTCTAGCCTCTCTGGTACTGCTGACAGTGCTTTGAAACTGGAAACTCCACGTACTATTAACGGTGTTCCCTTTGATGGTACGGGTAATATCGTAGTTAACGCGATTGATTTAACTCCTCGTATCGGCGAATGGGAGAAAGGTGTTGCTAACGGTGTAGCTACCCTCGATAGTAATGGCGCTGTATCGTATTCTCAATTGCCTGAACTGGTCTATAGCGTCAATGGAGGAAGCGGAGCAGTATTTATCACTAAGGTCGATCTTGGTCTTGGTAACGTAGATAACACCAGTGATATCAATAAACCCGTGAGTACAGCGACACAAGCTGCTATTGATCTCAGTGCCAGCGATACGTTAGGTTCTGCTGAGGCTAATACATTAGATGCGTTTACTAGTATGCAACTGTATGTGGATGCCAGGGATAGTGCCACTAAGACCTCAGCAATTGCTGCCTGCGCCCCTAGTAGTCACGTAGGATCCGGTGGAACAACGCATGCCGCTGTGAGTACAGCGGTCAACGGTTTCATGTTAGCAACCGATAAGGTCAAGCTTAATGCCATTACAGGTACCAATACCGGTGATGAAACTGCGACCACGATCAAGACTAAGTTAGGAGTGACTGTACTCTCGGGTAGCAACACGGGCGATCAAACAGACATTCCTGGTAACTCTGCTACAACGACAAAGCTCAAAGTACCTGTTTTGATCAATGGTGTCTCTTTTGATGGTAGCACTAACGTCACGGTCAATGCTGTTGACAGTACTGCACGGATTGCTTCATCGGAGAAGGGCGCAGTTAACGGGGTAGCTACTTTAGATGGTACTGGGAAGATACCTAGTATTCAATTACCGTCCTTTGTTGACGACGTAGTTGAAGCAGCTAATTTTGCAGCTTTACCGGTCGGTGAAGTCGGTAAAATCTACGTCACATTGAACGACAATAAAACTTACCGGTGGTCCGGAAGTGCGTTTGTCTATATTACATCAGGGGCTGTCGATTCGGTAGCAGGTAAAACTGGAGTGGTAACCCTTGTAAAAAGTGATGTAGGTCTAGCTAACGTTGACAATACGAGTGACGTTGATAAACCTGTCAGTACCGCTCAACAGGCAGCTATCAACACCAGCGCTACTGCTACGTTAGATGCCGCAGGTGCCTATACGCGTGACGGTTTGAACGTGATGACCACGTTTGTGAACTTGAAGTCTGACATGGCTCAGACTAACGCTATCAATGCAAGTACCCCCATTGCTCACGTGGGTTCAGGCGGTACTGCGCATAGTGTGGCAACTACAACAGTAGCCGGGTTCATGAGCAGCGCAGACAAGACTAAACTGAACGCTATTACTGGAACCAATACAGGTGACCAGACAACGATTACCGGTAACGCCGGTTCAGCTACCGTCTTACAGACCGCTCGCACTATCAACGGCGTATCGTTCAATGGTTCTTCAGATATCACTATCAATGCTGTAGACAGTACCGCTCGTATCGCTTCCACTGAGAAAGGCGTTGCTAACGGAGTAGCTACGTTGGATTCTGGTGGTAAGGTACCTAGTGCACAATTGCCATCGTTTGTCGACGATGTGATCGAAGCTACTAACTTAGCGGCTTTCCCGGTTACTGGCGAAACAGGTAAGATTTATGTTGCTTTGGATACCAACAAAACATACCGTTGGTCCGGAAGTGCCTACATCTTTATCACTTCTGGTGCGGTGGATAGCGTAGCAGGTAAGACAGGTGTCGTGACTTTAGTTAAAGGTGATGTTGGACTAGGTAACGTGGACAATACGGCCGATACTGCAAAACCTGTCAGTACTGCACAACAGACTGCTATTACTAATGCACAAAATGCTGCTATTGCAGCAAGTGCACCAAGTAGTCACGTAGGATCTGGCGGTACAAGTCACGCTAATGCTTCCAATAGTGTTGCAGGTTTCATGTCTGCTGCGGACAAAGCAAAGCTAGATGCAATCCTTGGTACTAATACCGGAGATCAAACCACTGTATCTGGGAATGCTGGAAGTGCAACAGTCTTACAGACCGCGCGTTTGATTAACGGCGTATCGTTCAACGGTTCTTCAGATATCACTATCAATGCAGTAGATGCTATTTTACGAGTACCGGAGAGTGACGTAGGTATAGCTAACGGTGTTGCGCCTTTGGATGCGAATGGTAAACTACCTTTTGCTAACATTGCTTTTACGAAAGACATTGCGTTTATCCCGGCATTAACTGGAACCACGCTGATACCTTTTGATAACACGACACCGTTGGTTACTGAAGGTACACAACTTACGAGTATTACTCTAGGACCATCAAGCGCTACATCTCAACTTTATATCAACGGAGCATTCTCCGTAGATTGTAACACTGCGGTAAGAACTATGATCGTAGCGTGTTTCCGTGATAGTGTCTGTATTGGAGCACAGGCTATCAACTTCTTGACGATCGCTAAACCGCAGATGTTCCCGTTTGCATTCTATGACGTTAACTACGGTTCTACGTTGAACGGAACTACCGGTGTGTATAGTATTCGTTTTGGTGTTGCAACAGCTGCTACTTGGTATGTGAACCGCATGGCTACCGTCATGCTTAACGGTATGATGAGTACTAATAACCCTGTTTACTTCGAGGAATTGAATTAATATGACATACATGGAAGCTATTTCCAAAGGCTTCCCTGGAGTGCACTGTCACAGCCAGGGTTTAGATGACACATATGAGAGTATCGTCTGGGATGCAGGTAACGCCCTGCCTTCTAAACAAACACTTGATGAGTACATTGCAGCCAACGCAGGTAACGTGTCAAGTGGCACCCGTGTCACTGTTCTTGCTTTCCGTAATCGTTTCACTGTGAACGAGAAGATTGCAACGGAACTCGCAGCAGTGGATAACCCAAGTGCAGCAATGGCTGCGCGTCAGTTAGCTCCTGCTGTACGGGTTCTTTTACGGGACACTGAGAGTGCAACGTTCATTGACCTCAGTCGTACCGATACACGTAATGGTGTTATGATGCTCGAGCAATACGGTATCATCGGAGCAGGACGTGCTCTTGCTATTCTTGATAGTCCAGTAACAGACGTGGAGAGATCGCCTATTTAACTAAGGGATAACACAACTATGAAATTCCTCTTAAGCATTTTCAATAAGATCGTAGCCTACATCGGTTCTATTGAGTGGACATCTAAGACATCGATTAGCGACTCTGACAAAGAGAAGATTAAAGAGATGTTGAAGAAAGATTATTACATCATCATGACACGACGTAATAATCACCTCTCCACTTACTTCATCTGTGCGATAGAGTTCTTCTTACGCTTTAAGATCGCTTACTGGGCTCACTCAGTGATGAACCTTGAAGATACCGTAACTGAGGACACTGATTTTCGCTTGATGGAAGCGACCGGTATCGGCGTACATTACGCTACATTTGACGATATCTTCAGTTCTCAATCGGCAGCATTGATGAAACCGAAGTGCATGACTATAGACGAATGGACTACGGTCATGGACACTGCCAAAGCTCAGCTAGGTAAACCTTACGATACTTTGTTCAATATTGCAGATGACTCTAAGTTAAGCTGTATTGAATTGACTCGTAAGATTCTCATGGCTGAACCCAATTATGCTGAGGACTTCAAGCACTTTGAGGAAATGATTAAGAAATACAAGAATCTGTCACCGCAGATGCTGTATGACTGTGAGGATTTCGAAGTTGTCTTTGAAACTAGGAATTAAGACGAAAAAATAAACGTGTACAGAAGACGATGCGGCCGCATCGTCTTCTGTATGTTTGTGTTTCATTAATTGTTTTGTAACTCGTTAGAGATAAACCTCACATGTTGAAGGGTAAGTAGTTTGATCAGCTGCTCCAGAGCTGGGAGTTCTCTTTTGATAACGATTGAATCGATGCTCATAACGTCGTTCAATGACTTAATTTCTGTACCTCGGTACAATGCAAGTAGTAGTATTTCCTGTGTCGTAAAGCTTTCTATTTGAGTCTGAAGGACTCGTGCAACCCAAAGGACATCCTTATACGAAGGATAGAAACGGAAAAGTGTGTAAGATCTTTCTTTAAGTTCTTCTTCCTCAAGAAAAGGTTGTGACGCCACAACGTAGTTATTCTTAATCAGCCAGTCGACGAAATCATTCAGTTCGTCTTCTTTATTTCGATTGATCCTTCCATACGTAGAACGAAGCTTATAGATGTTGAACGAATCCAACGCTGTCACTTCAGTTCCGTTGATTACAATGATGTCAGAGGTAGTGATGTATCCAATACGGTTGTTAAAGACTCCCTTATCATAGGGTAGGTTGATTTCTATCTTTTCCATGGTACACTTTCAGGAATAGGACAAAGAATACCTAGGTAGCGCGTCCGCTACCTAGGTATCACTATTTACTTCTTGCTGATAAGGTACTGGTTGCTGTCCAACGCACTATGGTAAATGCGATAGCAGATATCATCAGAGGTGATGATGTAGTCAAACATGTTCTCATGTTCACCACCGGTAAGCTTGAACTTACTGGCGCTGCTGGCCAATGCGTACAAGGTTGGAGCTGTCAAACGGTCGATTACCGCAGATTCCGCAGTAACTTTGTAACCCAGCTCTTCCGCTGTAAAGGGAAGGTATGTCAGAGAAGTGCTTTGTGGCAAGAACATGAAGGTGAGTTCAGGTCCATTGGCATAGGTATCGATGACGTTGTCAATGATTTCCTTGTCCATACCCATGAACATACTCTGCATCACTTTGGTCTCGAATTCACGGTATGCAATCGAGAACACTTGACCCTTCTTGTATAGGTGATCTGCCAATGCGCTGGAGTCTTCGCAGAAACTGTCGATACGAGTCTTCATCCGCAGGTTTCCCTTAAGGAAGTCATTGATCACGTCCGACATGCGCTTGTCCAACTGAGCCAAGAAGGTCATGAGACCGTGAACGTAATCAGGTTGATCCGTGACACGTGAAGACTCTACCGCCATGAAACGCATCACAACGATCAAGTCCTCGAAGGACTCACAGGCCATAATCTTCTCAATGTAGTCCTTCAAGTCAAACGGCGTCATGATGGGATCCATGATGAACGCTGCACAGCGGTAAGGAACATCCAGAGTCTGATGCTTTTGCTTGATTATCAAACGTTCACGACCTTCATTGATTGCAGCTGCAATCGATGTCTCCACAAACGGATTGGGATCCACAAACTGGTTGGCGCTACCATCGGCAAGATTGAACTTGGTGATGTTGGGCAACTTGTCACCCATATTTACCATGCGGTCTCGCAGCGGAGAACTAACAGCGCCGTTAAAGTACTTCACCGTATGTTTGGAGCGATTCAATTCACTACCCCCTTCAATTTCTAAAGTAAGAACGTTCACCACCACCTCAGTCACATCCGTCAAGACTTCGACACTTGGCTCTACCGTACGATAGGAGGACGGTAAAGGAGTTGGTCGGCTGTTAGCCTGGTTTTGAGGTTGGTTCATCATGGCACGCACATCTCGCACAGGTTGACGCTGATGAGTCGGTTGATCCGGGTTACCACCACCTGTATAGCGACCACCAATGGTATCGTTACCGGAGTTGCCGTAGTTACTACCACCTGGACCAGCTTGGAACGTAGGCTGCTGAAATCCACCTTGTTGGAAAACACCAGGACGACCTTGGTTAGGGTTGTAAGCAGCACGAGGAGCGTGACTAGGGTACTGGTTTGGGTACATCGGAGGCTGAGGTCCATAATGACCTTGCATCTGAGGGTACATCGGTTGACCATTTTGATAAACTGGACCATGGGCGGGTACGTTGATATTGCCAACGGGTACCAGAGGTCCGTAGTTATTCATATTGCTCGTCATGTCAAGGAGTTCCTGTTTAAGGTTATGGAAATTTTCATTGTTTTGTTGAGATGCTCGGAGTACCTCAGCACTCACATAACTTCTCAGTTCCGGGAAATGTACCAATTGCATACTAGTCAACATGGTCAGTCCTAGTCGAACTGCTTCCGTTATACCGTGTGCAAGTTTAGTGGTTCGTCCCGATTGGTACTCAAAGGTTGCAAGGTCCGCTGCAAACTGCATAGCTTCTTGCATAGATTCGTTTAACCAGTCCATGCGGGCAAGCATGTTAAAGTAAAACATCCGTGCAGGATTACTACGCGATCTCTCAACAGCTTGGTCGACAACCTCATGAGCTAACGCCACTAACAGTGAACCCATCTCCGGGACACCACTGATAGGTAGGAGTTCGAGAACTTCCTTACCGTCTATAAAATCAAAGGGAGCTTGCGATCCATGGGGACTAAATGGTAAGGACATAGGGATTTCCTTTGGTTGTTCTCAAGTAGAGTATATATAACTATCCCTACTTAGGAACGGTACTATCGGAACATAGGTTCCGTCTTAGCACGAAGCTCTGCAAACTTCTCATTAGGAAGAATGGTACCTGTTGCCAAGTCGAGCTTAATGTAGGGATTAACGCGATTGGTAGGTGTAGGGTTGGACTTGGATAGGAACAAGACGCTACCGGCTTCTACCATCGAGATGTCGATGTGTTGACCTTCACCGACTACCAAACGTTTACTCTTACCACGGGTTGCACCGGGAGAGCTTTCTTGTTCAGTGATCTTAGAAGTGATCTTCGGATACATGTGGTCACCGCTATAGGACACACTCTCGGTAATGATCTTACCGGAGGAGAGTCCGAATGCTGCACCCATCTTCATGTTCTTGTTGAACGTTTCAACTACATCCTTGAGTGTGAGAGGCTTCTTACTAGCAAGCTTACTCAAACGGAAGTTCACACGGAAGATACCGGCTGTGATATCGTAGTTGACATAGTACAGAACCTCCAAAGACTTTCCATACATAGACAACGTACTGTGTTCACTATCGAGTACCAAGTTATTGAAGATCGACAGAATCAAAGACAACAAGTCGTAGAAGTTATTCACTTCATAGTTGTTCTCTCGGAGTTTCTCTGTGATCAACGTATCCACGTAGTCGTCCAAAGACATGAAGTGTTCTTGGATACTGGTAAACAACTTGTTCTCACCGTAGACACCGGAGAAGACAATGTGACCCAACAGAATCATCCACAAACTCTGACTATCCAAGTAACCTGGCTTGAAGCGATCCGGGAAGTGATCGATGACGTAGAAGAAACCAACCACCAAAGCTTTGGTAATAGGAGTCCACTTGTCACGTGGGATAGCCAACTTGATAGATGTCACTGGATAGAACTCACCAATAAACGTCTTAGGTTTCACTTGTGATGATTCACAAATGATCCAATCCTGCTTAGGGTAGTTATGTTCTGTGATCTCACCTTCACCAACCACGGGCACGAAACCTGCATACTTACGGAACGTCTCAGTGAACCCATGCTTAGCAAACAAGTAATGAGGAACCGTAGTTACCGCTTTCGTAGTAGCAGGTACATTCTTGTTGTCACGTGGTTTACGATAGATCTGACTCCAGATAACGTGTGTCGTCTCACGGATACCGTCGATGAACAAACTGTGATAGCAGCGCTTGAAGATGATCTTATCCCGAAGGAGTCGAACAAAGATGCTATCAAAACCCGGAGAGATCACCTTGTCTGAGAGCACCGGTGTGATATGGAACAACGCTCCACCCAAACTGAAGATACCTGCATCTTCCACAAATGGGAGATACACGAACCGATCAGGTAAGGGTTGGTCTTGGAACGTGAACTTGTACTTCACCAGATACAGACTAGACTTTGCAAGGTCGAAGATACGTTTGTTGTTCTTCACCTTAGTAATCTCGGCGTATTCCTCAGCAGGGGTGCAACGCTCGTAACCAAGATAGACAAGACCTGCTGGAAAGCTCCGACTTGCAGACCGGAAGACTGCGTCAATGTATTCCTCTGTCTTACTCATGTAAGTTGTCGCTAGACCTTTCATCACCGCATCATTGACCGGAGGCATGTGCTTGTCGATGAGTTCTGCGAATAGATAGTGCATAGTTCTTCTTTCAGGGGTTTGAACTTACTTGGAATTTGCTTTAACTGTAGCGGCATAGACGCCAAGTGCAGTGATAGCTACGGTAGAGATAAACTTCCACGCATCATTACTATCTTTGCGAACGTAGCTACGCTCTTCATAATAGTCGTTACGTTTTTGCTTAACCTCATCGTACTTATCGGCACGAAGTTGTTTCTGCTCTTCGATCTGTCGTGTCAAATCAGCAATACGTTGCTTGGATTCTAAATCCAATATCTCTTGTTCACGCTTAGCCGTATCCGCAAGGACAGTGGCTCGTTGTAAATCAAGCTTTGCTTCGTTAAGCTGCATTGTCATCTCACCGAGTTTCATGTCTAAGAGTTTCTCAGGGTTACCCTTAGTCATAGCGCTCTCCATATCGGGATATAAACCGATAGCGGTTTGCGCTTCTTCGATAGTCAACCGAGTTGTTTCGATCTTACTAGTACGAAAGCCCGTCTCATCGTGGACAGTGTCGTTCTCGATGGTTGTTAAGTAAACACCCTCTTCTCGAGAAGTATCTAGCTTAGGGGCCACCTTGACAATCTTGCCTGCTACATAAATATATCGATCAGATAACTTTTTATCACTTTGAAGGATCTCGATGAACATGCCGCTGGTCTTATCAGGGACACCTTGCTTACTAAGATCAGTTACAATACGACCTTCCTCACTAAAGGGGTGAGGAAGAAAGAACGGTGAACTGTCAGTTGTAAACAGGGTGTCAACACTATAAGAGTACACGCCAGGTACGCCATTCAAAGCGTCTTCATCAAAGCTCTCTACGTGACATGCTGAAAAGGTTTGTCTGCAAGAGAACTTATCCTTGTCAACGTTCTGCAACATTGACTTCTGTATGGAATACAGTTTACTGTTATCGTACTTGGAACATTGAATTGTTTTCTCAAGTATCATGACAACCTCAGCCATATCTGCATTCAGGAATGTATACGTTGTTGCAACATATATACGACCACGGTTCTTATATACCGAGTTAGATGTCGGTATAGGTGCCTTTAAATTATTACGATCCACGGCATAGATTTTACGCGTAGAGGTAGTCTCAAAATGGCGAGTGACCTTAAAGCCCCGATCATCACGGTAATAGTTAACCGCTGCATGATTTTCATCGTTGGTCAGACGAATATACTTTATAATTTCGATCATGAATATTCTCCTCGCCAATGATAACACCGGCTGATACAAGTAAAGTATATGTGACTACCTCCCTTTAGAAAGGGGACATAAAAGATACCTAGGAAGCATTACGCTTCCTAGGTATCTATGGTTTACATTTTCTCTTCCATGTACTTCACAGCCAAATCTTCGGCAATCATGGTATCGTTGACATTTTCTTTACCCAAATGTACAACACCAATCCAACGACCGTATTTATCTTGACCAGAAGAATCCAGTAAGATATCCTTACCTGTGAGCTTATCAGTGAGGAAGTCTTTGGCCTTTGCAGCTTTCTGACGTTCAGCAACCAAGCGAGACTTCATCTCTGGTGTGTTAATACCTGCCATACGAATACGTACGTTCAGATTCACATCAAAGCCAAGGTCGATCGTTGCATCAAAGGTATCGCCATCTACTACCCGTGTTACACGGGCATTGTAGTTATAGAGTCTTTTAACTGCCATGGTTTACCCCAAGTTAAAATCAATCACTTCGTCAGCAGCTACGTCAGCTTCGATCATACCTAAGATGTAGTTACCGTTCTTTTGTTCCTGGGGACTTGTCTGAGTGTTACCAATCTCCAACCAATCTTGCATGAAAGGAAGTGGATGACGGGTAGGAAACTCAAACTCGATTTCCTTAGGACTGAAACGGAAGAAGTCGTATACTTCCTTAGCGTAATGAAGAACCACTTTGTTCATAGTCTCTTCGGAAACACCAGGAAGGCTACGACCTTCAGAGAAGGTAAACTTGTTCCATTCCATCTCAGAGCGTACAATATCACCGATCAGCTGCAAGATGCGGTTACGGTTACGAGAGAATGCCATAAGACCGTGTTCGGTCGCCAGTTCAATATCCAGAACAGCGCGGTCCCAACGCTTATGGATCTTGTGTTCATCCAAGGCGATCTTTTGCACTGCAAGTACTGCTGGTAGATATTTATTACGGTTACCATATGCAAACGTGATACCAAAGCTCGACATGAACTGAATACCTTCAAGGCAATACAGTGCAACGATGAACATAAAGATATCGTCGTAAGCCTCTTGGTCTTTCTGAATCAAACCCAGATTCAGTTTAGAACCAGTGATAAACGCCCGATCAAAGATCTCTGCCACAATAGAGACACGACTGACAGCTTGTTTGAGTTCAAGTACTTCTTTGAGTGCTTCTTCAGCATCATCAAAGCTATACTTCACGATTTCAGAGTAGGTAAGCGCGTGCACTACTTCATTATCCGCAATACGTTGCCATCCGTAGAACAGTTCGTTGTTAGTGACGAACGGTGCAATGATAGGAACGATAGAACGAGCAGCAGCAGTATCGCCTTCCCATTGCCAGGTAAGCGTGTACATCATGATGTCACGGGAATTGCGTTCATCTTGCTTGAACTCAGCGTTCAACGTAGACGTAGCAAACCGAAACTCCAATTCATCCCAATCTTTAGACTTCATCTCTTTATAGATGTCGTAGAGTTCCCGGTAATGAACGTTAATACTATCCATCAAACCAAGAGGTTGACCCATGAAGAGGGATGCAACGTTATAGTCTGTTTTCTCAGTATTGATAACGCGACTGCTGAGGTTAGTTGTTTCTGTCATATCGTCCTATCACATTTTACACGCGCCGCCAGCGCAATCATCTTTTTCTGTCTCTGTAGAGCGACCTTCAGATTCATCAGTTAAGATGTTCTGATAATAGCGAGTCTTGTTACCATAGCGAACCATAGCGCAGCGTTCCTCAATGAGTTTACGCTCCGAGTACATCAACTTCTTACCGCGACGATCCTTGTGAAGATCGGCACTGATAGCTTGATCACCGAATTTCTGCCAGACTGCATAGTACTTGAACATGTCTACACTGTCAATAGTCCAAGCAATCTGGTAGTTATCCTTAAGAAGATCGGAGTCCGTTGCAGCCCAGTCAATCTTACTAGATCCATCTGTCTTACTTACAGTGAGATCACGGATAGCGTACAAAGAGTTAGGACCGCCGCTAGACTTAGAGGAAGACTCCAGTGGCATATGGGCAACCAATGAGGAGAAGCGGATACCGCCATTCTCAATGATTTCCTCGCGTAGAGTTTCCCAATCGTACTGTAAGCCTACGGAGACAAGTTCATCTACGGTTTTCTTGTAAGTATCGATAGGGAGCCAACCTTGAGGCCATAAGGTTTTATGCATCCAAGGTGCATTTCCCTTTTCCTTACCATGCTGCAAAGCGGCCTTGATCAAGAAGTAGGAATGACGCTCAGCCATGATGTGCGCTTGGTTACGACCTTCGAGTGTATCGTACTTCAAGTTCAAACGAGCCATGACAGTTGCTACACCGGAGATACCTACACCTGCGTTACGACGTTGCATGGATGTGTATTTGATATGCGGCAACGGATAGGTTGCAATATCGATACAGCGATCGATGACATATAGAGCATAGTAGGCAGTCTTTGCGTACTGTTCATCTGTATGCACGTTGTGCGCTACGACAGCTGCAAGGGAGCACAGAGAGACTTCAGGAGAGATCTTGACCTTCTTGATAGCTTTGACTGTGAAGTCTTGGTTATCAAGGTGCATATAGGAGTCACCTATTTTCATAGCACCTGCTTTACGCAACACTGGACGATCTCGGAAGAGTTCGTTATTGAACTGAATAGGTTCAGAGTATTCAAACTGGCGAGTCTCAGACATACCAGTGTGTGGATACTCAACTTCTACTTCAATGTAACCTGGATCGGACTCTGCGTAGAGGTCTTTAGAACTCTCATATTGCCATGTTGGCTGAGTAATTTCAAGACAGTTACCTGTCAAGACACCCATGAACATGCCCATATTTTTCTCAGGTTCAGTAAAACAATAAGTATCGGAATTGATTCCGTTATCTAAAACGGTAACAATGCTGTCAAACTGTTTAGCGTCTCTGTTTCCTTCTCTGACATCTGTCAAGTCCAAACGCTTAGTTTTTAGACCTAAAAGTTTAAGTTTCACTAATTCGGAATTAGAAACGAGAATACGCCATGTTTCATTACAATAGTATTGAGTAGTCCCACCTTTACCGTCAGGCATGGGTCTATAGCCGGCAGCTGCCGCTTTAGATATAGAGGAATTAACCCCCAGCTCTTGAAGCATCAGTCTGAGTTTTGTAAGGAAATCAAAATTAACAGACGCTAGCTGAAGACTCTTGCAGCCTTTATTGTCAGTGATACAACCGTCAGAATCTAACAACCCTTCTAACCAATTCAAACGACTGTAACTGTTGGAAGGTATGCTAAATTTTGGTAACAGTGTTTCTTCTTTATAGTCTAAAGAAATTCTATTCTTATAAGGATAGATTTTACAGATTGAACCTGAGGTGTTGAAATGATCTAACAGATAACGTTTGTCGTTATATAGATAGATTCTGGAAATTGCTCTATCAGAGATATGTGTTCCATCGCCAGTAAAGAAACCGTTCTCATAGGCCAAGGGTAGTGTTTCATTCCCATGGTCCACTGTAGATAGGTCAAACTTAATGAGTTTGTCCCCAGGAAGTAGCTCGTGCGTACGCTTTTCAACGACTTTACCTAATCCGCCAAAAATGTTTTGCGTTTGAACATACCACTTGTGGTACTCGGTAGCGTCTAAAACAGAACCCTGCTTAGTTACAACAGTTAACAATTTCTGATTTTCACCAGTTTTCCTAACTGTTGTCTTAGACCAGTTTTGTCCGTTCCATACGTGAACTTCTTTATCAATGTAATCTCCAATCGCAACGTAGCCGTGCTCCTTTGTCAAGATGGGCGTATCGTACGATACGCAAAGGTTGGAGCTATGAATCGGATCCAAGTGCGGTGTATGACGGTTGATCTCATCCATCATCGCTTCGTACAGAGTGCCAACCTCTAGGCTCTCTACCAGGCCTTTACGCATGATAGCGTATGCGTCTACGTAAACCTTCTTGAAACCTTCGTCGTTCTCGTACTTACGATACAAGAACGGAAACAAATCTTGGTCTTTAGCAAAGAACGCTTCGTAGAGATCAGGAGCCGTGAAAGGGTTGAAGAGGAACATCTTCTTACGATCAAGTGCTAGCTGAGTCAGGAACTGATTACTTTGCAACGCGATATGGACATCACGGTTCTGTTTGTCAGTAGGTGTACGAACACCTTGAAGTACTGTGATAGCTTCGATTTCAGGATCAAACACAGGAACAAAGCTTGTGATAGCACCGCCACGTGAACCTTGCTTGTTAGCCTTAACAGCACCTGCAACAGCTCTGAGGTAATGAGTTTTACCTTGGTGTTGGATCTTTCCGCTGCGAACAGGATCGTTCACGCTACGGGTACTGATGATGCCGCCGATACCAGCAGAAGCTGCCGTCATCAGGTAAGCAATACTGTCACCTGCTTCGATAGAAGGAATGGTATCCCCGGTCTTATACAGGCAGCAAGATGCTAACCCTGTATCGTTAGTACCTAAGTTATTGAGTGCCGGAGTTGGAGGGTTCAAACGGTACTCTGAGAGTTCATCGTAGAGATCCTTCACGATCTCCATGCGTTTAGCACCAGTCTCTTCTTCTGCCAAATGCATAGCCAGTCGAATAAAGATGAACTGAGGTGACTCATATTGCTCTTTAGTCTTCAGATTCTTCAAACCGTACTTGATAGCGCTGTATTCCACTTGGAAGTGTGCAAGATCGAAGTCACGTTCATGTTTGATGATCGTCTCCACTTGACGATAATCATCTTCACTGTAGTTCAACTCTTTCATCAAACCAAGTTTGAAGAGTTTGTTATGCAGGGCAGCTACAGTGGGAATGTACTCATCGTAGAGTTCCTTACGCAACTTAGCGACTTGCAGACGTCCAGCCATCAGGTTATGTGGCCAGTCTTTACGAGCAAGCAACAAACTGATCAAGGTATCTTGGAGATCTTGGGAGTAAGCAACGCCGTCTTTACTGGGAACGAGTGCCTGAGCATCCATGATCACGCCAGACCAGTCTACGCGGTTACCAAGCTTCTTAGCGGCCCAGATACCCCATTTAACTAACTTACTTGGATCGTAATTCTCTATAGTCTTACCATCACGTTTAATAATTTTCGTCAGCACGTTATACGCCCTTTGGTCTTAGTTAGTGGAAGATTTCTTACTATCGCTATCAGTGACATGGACTACATCACTGAAAATGTACGGAAGCATGGATTCTAAGAAACTCCGATGCTCTATAAGGAAGTCTCGTACACAGTTAACCTGGATACTTGCTAGTGGACCTGCTGCATAAAGATGCAGTGTACCTTTTTCTTTAACAAGACGGTGGATATATGCCAGGCTATGGAGTCTTTCTGCCAAACTACCGGTACCTTCAGCTTCCAAAGAGAGATCTAACCAGTCCTTATAACGCTCTGCACGATTGACTAACCCTACCTTAATGGAGCCAGGGATCTGTAAATGTGTGAAACGGTCAAGGTTGATACTATCTTCCTTGTTCTTAGGTTTTCCTGTTTTTATGTGGTAAGACATGTAACCCTTTTCTCTTCTGTGACATAACATTTACGAAGGGGTGAAAAAAAGAAAAGAGCATCTACAGGACTGGGGTAACCAGTCCTGTAGATATGTCTTAACCGTTACTGAGGTGTCAACTCTTCGTCGCTCTTACGTGTGATGGCAGCTTCCTCTACGCACTTGGCGTAGTCCTTTTCAATAGAGTCGACTTCGCCTTTGAAGTCCTCGAGGACATTCTTCATGCCCTTGAACAGACCTTTCAACGCCATAACCAAAGGTACCAAGCGTACGGTCACCTTAGTTACAATCTTCAAGTACCGGAGAACGAACTCCTCCGGTACCTCGATTGTCACGCCATTAATGTCCACAGTGATGTGTGGATGGTTGACAATTTCCATAGGGAGGACACCTTCAGACACCTTTTTAAACTTCTCCAGGTCGCTGCCGGTAACACCGGCTTCCTTCATGACCGCGACAATCATGCTGAACTGGGAAGAGAACTCGGCGTGTGTGTAGAAAACTTTCATGATAAACTCCTAGTGGTAACCTTTGAGTCACTTATATCCGTAGACTCTTACACGTTGTTATACGGTACATACGCCGTATGAGCGTCTCTCTTTAGACACGAGAAGTGTTTATCTCTAGTCCACTCTCGTACTAGAGAACCTGCTATAGTTAACCACGGTAGCAGGTGTTGCCGTGGTATCGTACTTATGAGTGTTCGACGAGATCCACACAGGTACGAACGTTGACCCAGTTACGAGCCAACCATCGCTGATCGTTCAGAGACAACACGTTACGATGGATAGTGATATCCTCGCTATCGTTGTGTCGAACCTTTTCAATGAGCCTACTAACCAGGGACCGGATGGACTCTGGTACCGTCTTCTTCTCTGCCAAATACTTGGCATTGCTCAGGCGACGTTGATCGCCAAACACCGTGATAGTCATTGTTGACATGTTATAAAAAACCTTAATGTGATTGTTACTGAAAACCCAGTAATCCCGCTAATAGCCGGGCAAGCACTCTACTATAGATACTAAAATAATACCTATAACAGAATGGGGTTAAAGAAACTACTATTGTTCCTCAGTTTAAGTATATATGACTGAAAAAGTTTATAAGAGGAACATAGGAGAAGAGTGGCATATGCCACTCTTCTCCTAGTATTTAACGTAAAGGAAACCCTTGACCACGCTGTCGTTTACTGATCATCTTCTCAGCAACAGATGTCAGACATGTGCCGCAATCTCCACACTGATAGATGTACTTACCGTCATACGTGCCTTCTAAGGTACTGTAGGTACTCTCAAAGACTTCTACAAACTGATTATGCATCCATCGGTATTCGCGGTTATTATCCAGCTCGGTGACGTAGATAGTTCCAGTAACACCTTCTTTAGGTAAGCTGTGCTTATCACCTATATGGACTGTGTTACCCCGTAGAGCTTCTAGAGATTGTAACTGAGTGAACGGACGCTCACAAACCAGAGTCATCTTCTCGATCTCAGCAGGTAACTTAGTCAGTATATCGCGTTTACGAAGATTACGCAAAGGAAACAGCAAAGGAACATGTTCCTTCTTCACTACTGGATTGATCTGATTCCACGCAGCCTCTAATCTATCCAGATACTGGCAAACAGCGTCGCCCGTTACATACCCTATGCAGACACACGAATGGATATCTGAGTTATACATCGTCATAGCAGCATAGAACCAAAACAACGGCTGAGGAAGGTTAGTACCCATTACGATAGCGTGTCCAATGTCGTGAACATTATCTTTCACTATCTTATTGTCATTATTCGCATTGAAGTAGTCAATGATTTTCTGTCTTGCAAGCAGTTCACATTCTGCTTTCTGTGGTAACAGCGATGCTTTGATATACATCGTGTCTACCGGAATCTGTTTCAACAATTCACTAACAAGGTAGGTAGAGTCTAAACCACCTGACAATAAAACCAGTGGACGTTTACCTGTTTCTTGAAAACTCTTTACGATGAAGTCTAAACTTTGCATGATGGTTGCCTTCTATAATAAGGGGTTAGTATAAATCAAAGTATATATGACTCAGTAAATTTTAATAAACGGACAACAAAGACCCACATAGCCCCGAAGAGCTATGTGGGTCCATTGAGTTATCTACTTAACGTAGATTACACTTTTCTATAGTCCTTATACTTCTCATTTTCACTGTTTAACCTATGCGTAAGCATAGATTTAGTTATGTTGAGATCCTCTTGAGCGGCTTTCATAGACGGGTAGTGCTTACCTTCAACTACGACTGGTGTATGTGTAGGTTTTTTACCTGCTACCAAGGTGTCCACTTTCTCTAGTGAAAGATTTAAACTTCTAGAGGCAATAGCCCGATTACCATAAACAACACCGTTAATGGTAACAGGATTTACTTTAGCCTTGGAAAGTTTTTCTTTATGTTCATCAGAGAAAACAATACCCTTCCGAGCTTTCGAAACTTTCTGTCCAACTTCCGGGGGTCTACTTATACCTCTTCGACTCTCTCCGATAAGTTTATATTTTTCTAACGTTTCTTGAGAAGGTACGTAAGATTTTCTACTTTCTCTCCATTTATCTATAGTTTCTTGGGATTTAGGATTCTTTGAAAATGTAATCTTAAGAGATTCGCTTAATTTTTTTCTAGTTTCTTCTGTTACTATCCTACCTAAGCCAAGCTTATTACCTTTCATTCTTTCACTGAGTTTTCTTCTTGTGTCCTCGGATGTAGGTATGTCCTTAAAAGCTTGAAAAGCCCGTTTAGACACGTTAACTAGAAGACCTGTATCAAAGAATTCAGTAAGTAGTGCTTGCTCTAAACCAAAAGCGTCTTCCCTTGTTTCAGTAGGGGTAACGATAACATGAAGTTCACCATTGGTTTCTTTATATAAATTCTGTAGACCTTCATTGTGATGATGATCGTTCTTAAGACTTGTACTATGGTGAGCGAGTCTTCTTTTTAAGTTTGCAGTACCGCCAAAATATGAGATATCGGTTTTTGGATCAAAAATAACATAAGCGCCGGGTTCTGCGGTTGGTTGGGTAATAAATTTCATGTTTTATTGTCCTCACTTATCATACATATAAATGGGAAAATAAAAAAAAAACAATAAAGGTACATCTACGGAATTAACCGTAGATGTACCTATAAGGTTTACTTAACCGTTACCGATTAGATCGCCAACATATGGAGTGGGACTTTGTTGAGTGTGTCGGGAATGTTCTTCACTTCCAACAGACCCATCACAGGAGTGTTCACGATGAACAGGAAACGTGGCTGCACCACTGTTTCACGCGAGTAAGTGTTACCGCGAGACAGGTTAGCAGTCAGCACCAGTTCAGGAGCCCACACCATGTTACCGAAGTTCAAAGGAGAAGGTTGTGTGTTACGGTTCTCGTCCATAGACGCGAATGCAACAGCAATCTTACCCTTCATACGCACGTCCAAAGTGGAGACCACTTGCACGTTGAACTCGCCGCCCAAAGTACGCAGATCACCTTCAACGTTGATGTAACGGGCGATCACAGGATCGGTACCGATCACAACGGTAGGCACAGGAGCGATACCACCAGCCAAAGCGTCAGCAGCAGCCTTGTACTCGGAATCACGGTACAGGCGGTAAGCCATGTCGCGCAGCTTGTTGATCAGCACGGCTTGGATATCGCGAGCGCGTTCATGCGACTTCAAGGAGTCGATAGAAGCAGTCACATCCAGGTCTTCGTACATGAAGGCAGGACGCACGAAGAAACGGCCAACACCCAACACGTCAGGGCCGGTACCGGTTTCATCACGAGAATCCACATAGCTCTTCAGAGTAGAAGCAGCGGTCAACAAAGTTGCCACGGATTCGTTGCTAGTACGGATACGAGTAGCAGTGATCAGAGCTTGCACGTCAGATGCGTCGGTTTGACCGTCCACAGTAGCGGGGTGCATAGCAGTGATAGGGCTGCGCAATGGAACGTTGTACAGTTGAGTGTACTTGGTCACATCGATCAGCTGACCGCGTTGACGACGGTTCACGTTGGTACGGTAAGCTTGCAGGTCGTAACCGGACAGTTTACCAGCGGCAACGTCAGCTACCAAAGCAGCAGCAACACCAGCAGACAGATCCAACAGGTTACCGTTGGCATCTTGCACGCTATGCACAGCAATAGTGTTACCGTACACAACCAGTTCACCGGTTTCGATGTTCACAGTACCGTTAACGGCAACTTCCAAACGAACCACCAAGTTGTTGGTAGCGATTTCGTTCAACACAGTGAAAGCGGAACCATCAACGTTCTTGCTATCCTTGTTCAACAACACGGAAGTGGTGCTGAAAGACAAAGTTTGCACGAACTTGTTGTTCTGTGTGCTGTAGGTGAAGTTCGACAGAGGCAGGTTGGAGACAGGGATCGAAATCTTGTCTGCACCGAACACAGCGTACACGTTCTTCAGGTTGATGGTAGGATCCAAAGTATCAGTTTGGTCCATCACACCAGTGGTCAACAGAGCGTCGGTTTGGGAAATGCCCAAGAGGTCCAACTTCTTACCGAAAGCCAAAGGAGCTGTCAGGATGGACTCGCCTTCGATAACCACGGCAGTGGGTGCGAAGTCAGCAGAGAACATAGCAGCAGATTGAGCACGGTGTACAGGAGTAACACGGGTTTGCTCTTTCTTCAGCACGGAAGGATCAGCCACAGCGCGGATGATGTTCTTCTTCTTGAAGTCTTCGAAGGTACCAGCGACTTTACGCTCGTAACCATCATACACCATCATCAGGTCAACGGAAACACCGAAACCAACTTGGTCAGGAGCCAAAGTGATAGTGGGGAAGAAAGCTTCGCCGAATTCGTCTTGACGAGCAGCTTGGTAGTTGTAAGCAATGGAGTAGATCACTGCGTTACGGTTTTCACGGTCGTCGTAAGCTTCCAAACCGAAGCTACGAGCATCCAAGCCGTCAGCCACGTTGGCGTTCACGATACCCATGGATTCAGTGCCGATCAAAGGCATGTCCAGCTTGCGGGTCAAGAAGGCTTGGTAGTCACCACCCAGAACACCAGCGATAGTACCGGCTTCAACTTGAGCGCGAGTGGGTTTCACTGCGATACCCAGGTTAGCAACAATGCTTTCCAGAGCAGCTTCCAAAGCGGTACCAGCTTGTTGCAGGTTACCTTGTTCGGTGTCGCTCAAAGATTCCATGGCCAAAGCAGACTTTGCAATAGCGGGAGTCACAATGTGGCTGTTACCAACTTGCGCTTGGAGCATGTCAACCATGCCGGTCAACTGGTTACGGTTGGCGTGAGCACCGCGAATTTTCTTAAAAACTGTCATGTCAAATCCTTATCAGAAAAAAAAGTTGTAGCGTTAAATTGAGAAATGTTTCAAGTACGATTTAAATACGCCAAGCTTTGAAACGTCCGCAACAGACGTCATAGCATAGCACTCTTTCAAATAATTCTTGATAAAGTCTAACAAGTTAGACCCATCAGAGACCGATGTAATAAAGCCCTCAGAGAGGACAATAAAGAGCACATGTTCAATTCGAATGAACTGATATGTTTGATTACTCAGAGGATTACCAAGAAAATCTTTGGTGACCGTGAGTTTATGATTAGCGCTACCGGCTACTTCCTCTGACCCTGATAAGGGTAGTACAGAGTTCAAAAGCTCCCGCTGTGCGTCAGGGGCTAAATTTGTCCAAAAATGACTCAAAGAACAATTGCTCAGAAGATTATCATCTACAGTGAGACGATCGTTCATGTAAAACCATTCGGCTAAATCGTCCAATGAAAGGACAGATCGTACCTTCTGGTAATTGAGCAGGTCTATAGTATTCACATTATTACGAATGAGTGAACGCTGGATCCACGCAGGAACCACAACGATCTTCATGGGAGATAAGGTTTGCATAAATTACTGAGTTCCTTTGTGGGGTAAATGATAAAAAGTATCCAGGTCTTTATGTTATGTCGCAAGAAAGACTTAAAGCTTAAACTTACTGTCACAACACATACATTGTCCGTCAGAATATTTACTTTTCTGCCGACTAATACTGTGAAACAAGAATACTAGACCGGGACTACCAATGGACCAAAAACTTTTACTGTGCAAAGCTGTGACACTCCTATACCGTGAATCGCAGTTGTCTGAGAAGACTGAGAACTCCGCTGACCTTGTACGCACGGTCTTGGAAAGTGTTCAGGTATCGGATATTGGGATAGGGATGAGTAGTGACCGTGAGATCATCATGGCACTGAAGTCCACCATCCTAGAGATGTGCAGTCAACCACTAGATCACAGTTATGAGAAGACCGATCTCCTTCAGCGTTTGAAGGTGAACTGTGGTAATGATGAGAAACTCTACGAAGCCTTCAAGCAAGGTATCGAAGACGAGATCCAAGAATCGTCTTTGAAACGTAGTATCATTAACATGCGTAAAGCGATTAACAATCACTTTCGTGAAAACAAGATCGGTGATGTGTTAACGAAGGCATCGACTTCATTCAAGTTCAACCGTGAGAAGATCAAGAGTATCGATGCTTTTATTGGTGAACTGATTGGTCAGTTAGAACCATTGCAGATGACAATTGGTACTAAAGATGCAGCAGTCATTGACGATATCGATTTAGGTAATACGGAAACACTCCGTACGATGTTTGATAACGTCAGAGAACAAAATGCAGGTCTTAAAGTTTATAGGACAGGATGGCCTGCGGTTAATAAAATGCTCCAAGGTGGCTTTAGACCTGGAGAGACTTGGGTGTTTGCAGGTTTGCAACATAAGTACAAGTCTGGTTTTAACCTGTCTATTATTGCTCAGATTGCTCGGTTTAATAAACCTATCTTAAAAGACCCCAGTAAGAAGCCTTTGATTGTCTTTATCTCCTGTGAAGACAGCTTGGTCAATAGCCTTCAATTCCTGTATCAATTCCTTACCTACAGTGAACGTCGCGAACATGTTGATATTCGTAACGTCACAACGGATGAAATGGTAGATTGCATTCGTGAACACTTGCAAGCTACTGGATTCCACTTCAAGATGATTCGTATTGATCCTAACCAATGGACATACAAGAACGTCTGTAACAAAGTTATTGAACTCGAAGCCCAAGGCTACAGTGTTGAGGTTCTGGATATTGACTACCTGTACAAGATTCCTAAGACAGGTTGCGAGACAGGTACCTTAGGTCATGACGTGATGGATCAGTTAAGTCGGGTCAGGGGCTTTTGTGCTTCTTAACAAATTAATACCCCATCATTTTTGTACATTAAATGAGTCAACTCATCTTAGTACAGAATGTTCAAGAAAATTCCTGGTAATAAAGACTATCGCATAAGTCTTAAATTAGACATTATAGATTCCAATGGAGTACCAGTATCTCTACCTAGAGATAAACAGGGCTTCGTTTCTATAGATATGTTTGGTAAAACTAAAAGAGTACCCTTGGTTTGGGTATCTTTAATGGCATGGTACGACTGTGGTCTTATCGAAGATCTTCGGCTGCATTTAGATAAAATAAAGTTTCTTCCGGCATGGAGGGATTTAAAATTAAGATGCGGTCACGTTATGCAGTTCTTAGAACCTATCTATTATAAAGACGGTTTTAGATATGTGCCAAGTTTCCCAAGATACGCTATAGATGTAAATTGCAATATAATCGATACTTTAGAAAACAAAGTTATCACTGAGAGACATGAACAGGACGGTTATGTTCAGGTATATATCCACACACCTGATCGCTGTGTAAACAAACACATACGCGCCCATCGTCTCTTAGCACTTGCATGGCTTCCAAATATAGATTTCATAAATAGGCCAATTATAAACCACATCGACGGTAACAGAAGTAACAATACTTTGAAGAATTTAGAATGGTGTAGCTATTCTGAGAACTCTAAGCACGCTCTGTTAACAGGTCTTAACAATCAATCAGTTAAGATGAAAAGTAGAGATGCGGTAACTGGCACTGTAGAGATCTATAACTCTGTCTCAGAACTTACGTTTAAACTAGGACTATCTAAGGGATACTCGTCAAAGAGTTTCTTAGAGAGAACACCTGGTTTTTTATTTAATAAACGTTATGAGATTAAGAGAGCTGACGATGAAACTGCATGGTATTATGAAATGCATACATACGAGTCTGAGAAAGTTGGTAGACGTTTTTTTGATATTAAAGTTCTTAACAAAGAAACCGGTGATTTAGAAATCTTCAGTAAAGTCAGAGATTTCTATAAAGCATACGGTATCTGGGGAGCTAATAGTCTCGATGAAGCGATTACTATATTTAAAGACAGGTATAGAAATCATGATATCAATTACCAGCGCAATACGCTAAATGGGCCATATCAGGTCCATGATCTAAAAGGTATGGCAGTTACAGTCGTAAAAACTTTGGAAGAGGTGGCAGAGTTAACCGGAAGAGGTAAGAATGAAATTAAATCTGACCTTCGAAGGAAATTAAAGTTCATATACTCTGAACAGTGGATTATAGCGACAGGAATAGAAGCGATAGATAAAACCATTTACAGGAATAAACCGGTTCCTTACAGTAAAATTCTAGTCACCAAAAATAGTGACGGAACTGTAACCGTTGCAAGATCGATTAAAGATGCCTCACGTCTGACAGGTATAATGCCTGCAACCATCGACTTAAAGATTAAAAACGGGGGATCGGTTAAGGGTTTTAGTTTTAGGACTTTAGAGTAGTAATACTTTAAATGTATTTCTTTGAATTGCTGGAAACCCCTTAGAGCGCGGTCAACTACAACGTAACTGGAAACGGTAAGCGTGAATGTTTGAAAATGACCGTGATTGGGCAATCAGCAGCGAAGCACCGTATAGGTGAACGTTCAACGACTATGGGGTAGCGCCCAGTAGGACTCAAGTGAGTTCGAAGCAGAGAACATCCTAACCATAATGGCGGATGATGATATAGTCTGTTCCTGTATGAAAGTACGGGCGGGTGTCTGAGCACACCGGGATAGCCTCACGAACTATCTGGACATTAAGAAAGGTATCACTTTTCTGACACCACATCAATTGTCTACCGCTGCCAAAGGGTTGCTGCGTTCCGGTATTGCTGAAGACCAATTTGTCAAAGAGATCTGCGGTCGTGGATTCTTTGAAGGTACTTCAGCATTGGACCGTATCTATGATGGCTGTATCCTCATCCATTTGTTCAAACACAATAAAGAGACTTACCTTAGTCTTATGTTGGACAAACATCGTATCCCAACGGTGATTGATGAGGATGACAAGTACATTATCTTTAAGTTTCCTAAGGGTATGCCTATTCCATACTCTATGAATGATGAAGACGAGTCTTTCAAGAAAATCAAAGCAGCAGCTAGTAACACCAATGATTCTTTATTCCAGTTAGGATAGAGAAAAAAGAACATACCCATACCAGGAGCCCACTTGAGGCTCCTGGTATGGGTTGTGTCCGTTAACGTCTCAGTTGGAAGATTTTACCTACCAGTAAGAGTGCAGCGTGTTCAAACGTAACTTGCGTTACAGGTGTTGACATATAGACTACGTCATTAGAAGCAGAGTCGCTCTTGATCTCTGTCTCTAGGATAATGGATGATTCATGAATATCTTTGTGAATCATCAAAGGATTCATAAGAGATAGTTCTTCAGGTGACATTGTTGCACGAACTACCTTACACACTTTAGGCGTTAAGGTAAATGTACTAAATGTCGTATGTTCTACATCGAAACCTACAATGTGTTCAGGAATCGCTTTGTGCTTAGTCCACAAAGATGGATTCTTAGAACGTTCAAGTGTATCGATAGGGGTAGCTTTACTATCAAGACCTACAGTGTGAAACTCGATACGCATAACTGGATCTTCCGGTACTGTGAGATTAACGG